GCAAGAGCATCTTCTTTGGAAGCGTAGCCCTTACCTTCTGCGGCCTTATCTTCCCCAACATCAAGGTCAAGGAAAAAAGACCGGTAAAACAGACAATCCTCAGCCTTGCGGCTGTAACCATTGAAGGTGCCAAGAGCCACGTAAACGTTGTGGCCCTTGTCCTCGGTCTTCTTTATTAGTTCAAATAAATCATCAAGTGTTTCTGCAAACCTGTTTGTTAGTTTTTTGGTCTGTGGTTCTAGGCCACTAACACAGTAAACACCCTGCCTTGGTAATGCTTTCTCATAAAATTGTTTTAGCATGGGTTCAGGTCTTAAATGGATTCGCCAATCATCTCCTCTAGGTAACTCTTGGCGTCTTTGATTCCTTTGGCGGGTAGCCTGCCATCAGCAAGGTCTTTGTTAACCAAGCTGATGAAAGCCTCAATCGTCTTGCACTTAGCCTTCCTACAAGGTTGACCACGGAACCAGCTATGGATGGTCATGCGCGTAGTCTTAAAAACCACTGCCACATACTTGGCTGGAAGGTTCGCTTCCACGCATGCCATCGCTAGCTTTGTTCCTAGTGCCTCGGGGTCAGCTTTGTACAACTCAATGCGAAACTCTTCGCTGTAACTCCGTGGCATATCTACCTCACTTCTTGGCCCATTTCTTAACTACATCGGAGACATCAACAGACTTGGCTTCCGTGTTGTTAGAAACTTCGCGCTTCGTTGGAGCTGCTTCGCCGCTACCTTCTTCTTCGCTATCCATCTGATAGACGTTGAGCTTGATAGCTGCTTCTGCTGCGGGACTCTTGGCTTGTCGTGCAATAACCTCAAGGTCATCTTCGGATACAGCACCAACCGGAGAAAACAGCAGTTTAGGCGTGGGCGACTTGGTATCAAATTGCATCTTGGTGATGACTCGACCAGCACTCACGTTGTGGGATGCGAGGTGTTGCACGTAGGGGCGGAACGGCCACCGGCCATTGTCTTCCTTACCAAACGCAGAAGTAGCCGGAAGAACCAACTGCATCACGTCGCCACTCGGGTCATTCGGAAGAACAACAGCAGTACGCCACGACAGACGGCACTTAGCACTCACACCGTTATCGCTAGAACCCTTGGCACTGTTCGGGCAGTTGTTGCATGCGCTAGCGGGCGGGTTCTTAACTGCGGGGTCCGGGGTCTCGGAGTCGTTCGACCAGCAAACAGGGCTGACCTTCTCGCCTTCCTTGTAGCCTTGGTCGTAGTACATACGCGAGGCTTTGTGTGCCATCTTAACGATGATGACATTCATGTGGCGGTCTTCAATAGCGCCGATTTCCTTGCCGCCGGTGTACTTGCGGAACACACCACCCTTGATAGACAGGCGCTTGTTGCCTTGTCGATTACCACCCGCTACGGCCAGCGTGTCTTCGTCGAGGCCGGTTTGTACGATGGAAGGGTTGGTGGCAAGAATAGAAACGAGGTCATTGCTCATTATATTTCCTTTAACTGTTTATGACTGATTATCGTGCGGAGGGCTTGCGTACAGAGACGCCGAATTCCCGCATCACATTCACGCCGGGGGGCAGACCATCACCCTCATTCTCGGTCATGAATTCTTTAAAGTTGCCCTGATGAATCCGCTTCTCCAACAACTCAAGTGCTTGGTTCTCTACTACAAACTTGCGGAAGTTATCCCAGTCGGTGCAGTAGAACCGTTCGTTCATCTTACGCATAACAGTACCCTGCGAGGTCTTGATACTATCAGCGTTTGTTGCATTACAAATAACCAACATGGCTTGTTCCAGCGAAGTCATGTCTTCCTTCAACTTCTTATCTGTTTCATCAAATTTCTGAAGCAGCACTTCACGCTCGGTGCGGATAGCAAGGTACGCCTCCACTAGCGTTTCTAGGTTCATGTCTTCCATCACTCTATCTCTTACTCTTGTTTGTACAGGTCTACTAACTTTTCATGGTTACTGACTTTACCTCGGAGCATCTCATACATCTTACGCTCCACTTCTGAGCCTTGTATGTGAACCACCGTCATGCTGTTCACTTGTCCGACTCGGTCGATACGCGCTACACACTGCAAATAAGTCTCAACGCTCATGACAGGGGACCAGAAAACTATGGTATCCGCAGCCGTAAGGGTTACCCCGTGCGAAGCTGACTGAGGTTGGATTATAAGTAATCTTGGCTCGTCTGTCGTCTGGAACTCGTTAATTATTTGCGCTCTGTCCTTGGCAGACACATCCCCGTTGATTGTTCTGGTCGTAACCCCATGACTTGCAAGGAAGTTAGCTACCAGCTCAATGGTGTGACGGTACGGCACGAACACCAAGACCTTATGCTCTGTTTCTTCTATCACCTCTAACAAAGCGTTCAGTCTAGGGGATACGTCAAACTCTACCACTTCCCCGTTGTCTGTGTACACCGCACCACCAGAAAGCTGCAAAAGTTTGTTGAGTCTGGCCGCTGCATGCACCGCGCTAATCTTCTCGCCAGCAGCTTCAATAAGCATCTGGTCTTTGAGGTTCTTGTAGTAGCGCACAACCTGCGGAGATAGCGGAACTTCTCTTGTCTGATACACCACCGGCGGCAGGTCTAGACACTCGGCCTTTGAGAACCTGATGGCTGGCTGCAAAGCTTCATATACGTCTCTCTTTGCTGTTGGTTTGGGTACATACTTGAACCGCGTAAGCTGCCGCATTACCTTGTCGCGCCAACCTGTAAAGAACTTTGGTACGTTCTCTGGGCAAACTAATTTAGCCAAACCAAAAGCATCTGTAGGAGACTGTGACGCAGGTGTTCCAGTTAGCATCCACAAGCGGGTCGTTGGTTTAAGAATCTTGCTGAGGGTCTTCCACCGCTTGGTCGTCGCTGTCTTGTAGGCGTTGGCTTCATCAACCACAATCAAGTCAAACGCGGCTTCTTCAATCTCTTTCTGTACGATGTGGACGCCGTCATAGTTAATGATGACGAAGTCGTATGCGCCACGAATAATTTTCTTACGCTTGTCCGCAGGGCCATGAGCCACGCCTGCTGTTCGGTGCATAGCTGTTTTGAAGATGTCGGCTTGCCATGCGGAGTACATGATGGACAACGGACAGATTACTAGCACCCGTTTGATAGCCCCCTCGTTCATGAGGTAGTCGGATGCCCAGATGACAGACGATGTCTTACCCGTCCCAGCCTCGTTGAAGCAGAACGCTTTTCTGTGCAAAGTTAAAAAAGACGCAGTGGTTATCTGGTGCTTGAACGGGTTGTACAACCCGGGCCACTTATAGTCTCTATTAATAGATGATGGAATCTTATCGGAGCCTAGCAGACGGGTGAGGAACTGCATCTCCTCGATACCCCAGTAGACAACAATCTCAGATACCAACGCGTCCTGCTTCAGGACTTCTACCTTCTCTATGTTCCTGACAATTGCCGGAACATAATCTGTCGGCACGTGCAACCGCACTGCGCAATTTTCTACGATTTCCACAAGATGTCCTTATAACTTTGCCCCTTACGGGGGCTAGTCGTTCGACCTATTTCATCGACCCGTCTGATTTCCGCTTAAAAGCCCTGTTCTTGCTAGGACTCTCAAGTCTAACGCCGTCTGCGTTAGAACCACCTTTTGAAAGAGCCTTGACGTGAGCTACATCCTTGCCCGTCCTGTCAACACCCTTCTTATCTAATTTGCGTCGAGCGCGTTGGCGCTCCATACGGTTTTCGTGTTCTCCACGCGACTTTTGCTGCTGGTATTCCTTTTTATACGGTCGCGGCTTGTTTGTGTAAGGCATCGTTATCTTCCTCCATCGCAAGGACAGCGTTGTATGTGAGCTTAGACTCAACCACCGCTTTCATTGCTTCATGCTTTGCAGTCTCAAATTTCTTCATCAAAATAGCTTCATGGAGATTCTTAAGAGCGCGTTCAGCGTTCATGCAGTATGCGGCGTAGTCAATAAACTCTTTGTGATTAGTCATCGCTTTTCCTTATAAAATTCGCAGGTTTTGACAGGACACCACCCACAGAGGGCGGTTGGGTTGGGTTGCCATACATCCTTCTCATATGACACTTGCAGGCGCTCCAAGTCCGGTTCAAATACTTTCCAGAGAGTTTCTATATCACCCCGCTGATATTCTTCCGGCATAAAGCTATCGTGCATAACAAACAGCAGCCCAGCTTTAATACGTTGAACTTCAGGGAAATGATAAAAAACCATTAGACCCATTAACTTTAACTGTTTTGGGTCTGGATACTTGTTGCTACCCGTCTTGTAGTCTACAACATACGCCTCGGCCCCATCAATTATTAGCAGGTCAACTATGCCTCTTACCCAGTAGCCTTCTTCAAAGCTGCATGGGTTCTTATCCTTGTCCAGAGCCAGCTTGTACTCGACGAGTTTCTCACCCGGAATAGCGGCTAGCGCATCCAACATCTTTTTAAATCTTTGATAGTTCTTCGGCAGGGGTTCTCCCTTGCCAACATAGTCTTCACAGGCTTTGTGAACTTCCGTCCCATACAACATCTGTTGTGTAGTTTTCTTTTCAAACTGCTTCAATACCTTGACTTCGTGGTACTGCTTGGGGCAGTTAATAAAATCTTTAAGGGATGAAAAAGACCATGTGAACGTCATAACTTACCTTCTTCGTAGTGATGGATTCGATGACAGTTGGCACATAGTATCAAGCACTTTTCAATCTCTTTATACGCAGCGGTATAGTTATCGCCTTGTATTAGTTTATGTACTTTCTTCTTGTCAGGGTCGTGCCGGTTTATGTGATGAAAGTCAATTATGGCGGGGTGAGATGCACCGCATTGGGTGCAAACTAAAGAAGCTTTGTAAGCATGCCATTCATCACGCTTTTTTAACTTGTATGCCTTTACTTTAGCTTTTACTTTTTCTTTATTACCAGCGTAATGCTTTCTACTAGCGGCGCGTTTGGCTTCACTCATAACTTCTTCACTTGCGCTGGGAAGCAGTAGTAATCGCCGGGACGGACATTTTCATACCAAATTTTTAATTCTTGGCACTCTTCCAGTGTTTCTAGTGTTTCTACATACATCCAGTGCCCACTGCTAAATAACAATAGATTAAACCAGATGTACATGATAACTCCTACTTCTTCACTAGAACTTCTAGTGCTTGGATGGTGGCCTCTAGCTTTGCGATGTAACGGTCTTTCTCCTGAAGTTCACCTTCGTACTTCTCAAAGAACTTATTACGCTGCTCGTGTTCGCGGTTCATCAAACGAATAAGCTCTTGGCTGATGTCAAACTGACGCTGCATAAAGTCACTCATCTTTTGTATCCTCGTCGGGTAAATTGCGCAGGGCTTCTTTGACAGCAACAATAGCCGCGCTGCCTTCACTGATAGCCCAGTCTTTGTGGTTCACGTCTGGACAGTCGGCAAAATAATTAAGAGACTTCAACGCCAACTTCAATGCTTTGCGTGTAGCGTTCATGCGTCCTCCGGCTGGCCCATCTCAAGAATTTGCATCTTGGCAAGCTCAAGCGCCCAAAGGATTTCAGGACCACGCGTGATGGTTGAGTGCAGTGATAGTTCACCATACTCATCAAAACAAATAATTATTACGTCTTCTGCCGTTTGTGCCTCGGCAAGGGCGTACTCAACTTTGCTCATTGTCTTGTCCTGTCGCGTGTTTCATCAATCTGTTTATGTACCACTCTGCCTTGGCAAGGTCTTCGACGCCATTCTTTTGCTTCCACCGCCATAAATACTTGATAGCGTTAGCAGTGCATACAGCCTCAATACCTTGCAGCCCTATGGTAGCAGCCTCTAACGCATCAATGCACTCTATTTTTCCTGAAGTGTAGTGCGAGGGGTGATTGACTCTTTCAGTCATCGTGCGCTTTCTCTAAAAACTTTTCCATACGCCAAAGAATTTCGTCACGCATCCAATCACACGCTGCATCCCAGATGTCGTTGGGGTTGTGCGTCTTGTCGTTGTTCTCAAACCACCACTGCTCAAATGCCTTCCGGCGGCTCTCGTTCATGGTCTTTCTCCATTTGGTTTACTGCGTCAATTAGTATTGCGTTGAACCCACGCTCCAGCAAATACTGACGACCTTCCTCATCAACATCAAG